ATAGTTATGGTGTAGAAATGCACTTTGACTCTTCAATCCAATAATTATAATGGGGGCTTTATGCCCCCTTATTCTAGGAGTTTATGATGATTAAATTAATTAGAGGTTCAAAAATAATTCAACGATCAGATGAAGATTGGAAAAGAAATAAAAAGAATTGGGAACTAAGAGGTTTTAAATTGTATAGTGAAGAAAAAGAGAGTAAACCTAAAAAAAAGAAAAAGGAAAAAGATGATGTGTGAATGTAACGGAAATTGTATCTGCGGTAAATAATGACTACGACAGTTTTTAGTGTAGCATTATCTAATTTGCAAGAATACCAGCCAGATATTGCTGGATTTGGAATTGCTTCTTGGGATACTCAATTACAACACGCTGAAGATGATGTTATTAGACAAGTTCGTGAAGAATGGTGGGAAAGATACCGCCACACAGTAAGATATAAAGATATAACAAAGATAACTTCTATAGAACTAGACAGTTCCAAGTTAGTGCCAGCACAATTTATTAGAGCAGTATGTTATAAAGCATTTGCAGAATATATATTTCCTCAACTTACAAAATGGCGTGATCCAGATACTGGAGAAGGAAAAGATAGTTTTCAAGTACAAATAGATTATTATAGATCAAAATATGCAGAGGAGTTTCAAGCTGTTCTTCGTGATGGCATAAGTTATGATGAAAATTCTGATAGTATTATTCAAGATTCTGAGAAAGAACCTATTCATACATTACGCCTTGTTAGGTAATGGTCGCTGATATTAAAATAACAGCCAATACAGTTGATGTAATGGCTTTCATAAAAAGAACTAAACAAGCAATTCCAACACAAATACAAAAAGGATTAGCACAGGCTTCTTTATATGGTATTCAACAAATAACTGACAAATCACAAAAAGGACAACTTCCAGATGGAGGAAGATTTAAACCTTATAAAAAATCTACAAGAAAAGATAGAGCTAGAAGAGGAAGGCAAGTTTCATTCGTAGATTTAACTGATACTGGTAGAATGTTTAGATCATTAACATCAAAACTAAGTAAATCAAAAGCAACATTATTTTTCCGCAGACAAGAAGAAAACAGAAAAGCCTTTTTCTTAGAAACAGGAACAAGACATATGCAATCAAGACCATTTTTTGCTATTGCAAGAAGAGATGAAGATAAGATAAGACAGATATTCTTTAGGGCTATAAAACTATGAGTAAACGAGAAGATATTGCTGGAGATATAATTACTAAGCTAACTGCTGTTAGTTCGCCTATCACGTTTAAAAAGATCACTAGAGAACCTTTTTTGCCAGAAGAGATATCAGATCAACAATTTCCTTCGGTGTATATACAAACTGGAGATGAAACTAGAGAAATGTTATCTCTAGGCGAAGTAGGAACAGGTAAACGATCTGGCACAATAGATTTTTTAATCGTAGGTTTTGTCAAAGGTACAGACACAAATATAGATACCTTACGCAATCAACTCATAGAAGTAGTTGAAGAAACATTGGATAATGATATCACAAGAAATGGAAATGCTTTAAATACCCAGATAATTGAAGCAAATACAGATGAAGGTGTACTTTTTCCTTACGGTGGCATAAGAATTGTGGTAAGAGTTTTTTATGAATTTGTTAGAGGTACTGCATAATGGCTAAAAGAATTAAAATTTATTTCCCTAATGGTAATGACCAAATAGAAGTGTGGGATAATGATTTAGAAAAATATCTTGCAAAAGGTTTTAAAAAAGATAAAAAAGTTTCAAGATCAACTTCAAAAAAAGTTGAGGTTGAAATTAAACCAGAAGAAAACAACGAGGAGTAAATTATGGCAACTCATGTGGGAACAAGCGGTGTTGTAAAAGTTGGAGCAAATACTGTTGCAGAGGTGACAGGGTTTACTCTTAACGAAACAAACGATACTGTTGAAGATACTAGCTTAACTGATTCAAAAAAATCTTATATTGCATTAAGAGGCGATGCTACTGCAACTATTGAATGTCACTGGGATGAAACTGATACTAGTGGCCAAGAAGCATTAGATGTAGGAACAAGTGCAACTATTGAACTATATCCAGAAGGAACAGATAGTACAGATGCATATTATACTGGTACTGGAATTGTGACTGGTGCAGATGTGGCAGTTTCAATGGATGGAATAATTTCAAGAACGCTAAATATTCAATTTAGTGGTGGAGTGACACATACAACTGTATCATAAGGATTAAATGCCAGAAAAAATTGATTACTTTCAAGGTGTCGTAAATCACTTTGAGAGCTTAGAAGTTAAAATTATAGAAGTACCAGAATGGGGTTTAGAGGGCGACAGAGCAATCTATGTTCGCCCTTTTACAATGAATGAAAAAGCACGAATATTTAAAGGTGCTAACGATTCAGACCTAAACGTATTAGTAGATGTAATTATCCAAAAATCAGAAACTAAAGACGGAGAAAAGATGTTTGATCTATCTCACAAGCCAAAGTTTAAAATTAGAGCTGATACTGATGTTATTTCAAGAGTAGCTACAGAGATACTTGCACAAGATACTATTTCTGACCTTAAAAAAAAATAATTTCTGACCCAGAGTTATTTAACGTCCTAGCATTAGGAGAACGCTTGCACATGTCCGTTAGAGATGTATTGCAAATGCCTGTTCAAGAGTTTAATATGTGGTTAGCTTATTTTCAGATACAACATGATAGAGCTGAACAACAACAACGAATGAATAAATAATGGCTACGAAAAAAGTAAATATTGACATAATAGCTAGAGATAAATCTCAACAAGCCTTAAATAAAGTTCGTGGCAATCTAGACGGAGTTAAAAAAGCTGTATTCAATGTAAGAAACGCATTAGCTGGTTTAGGTGCTGGATTAGTTATTCGTAATCTAGTCAATACAGGTAAAGAAATAGAAGGATTACAAGTACGATTAAAATTCTTATTTGGTAGTGCCGAAGAAGGGGCAAAAGCATTTGATAAAATGGCAAAATTTGCCAGTAAAGTTCCTTTTAGTTTACAAGAAATACAAGCTGGTTCTGGAAACTTAGCTGTTGTTGCAAAAGATGCAGATGAATTAGCTAATCTAATGGAGATTACAGGTAATGTTGCGGCGGCAACAGGATTAGACTTTAGAACTACAGCAGAACAAATACAAAGATCATTTAGTGCTGGTATAGGTGCGGCTGATTTATTTAGAGATAGAGGTGTCAGAGCTATGCTTGGTTTCCAAGCTGGTGCAACAGTATCCATAGATGAAACTGTTAAAAGATTTCAAGAAGTATTTGGTGCTGGTGGAGAGTTTGGTGGAACAACAGAAGCATTAGCACAAACACTTGAAGGAACTTTATCAATGATTGGCGATAAAGTATTTACTTTTAAGAAAACATTATTAGACGCTGGTTTTTTTGCACAATTAAAAACAGAATTTGGAGATTTAGATAAGTTTTTAGCAGATAATGAAAAAACATTAGAAGAACTTGCAATAACTATAGGTAAAGGCTTAGCAGATGCAGTTGTATCATTATCAAAATCAATAAAATTTGTTGCAGACAATTTTCAAATATTTAAAGCGGCTGTTGGTGGTTTTATTGCTTTTAAATTAGCAAGTACATTTTTAAAAATAGCTTCTGCCGCTAGAAAGTTTTTTTTAACTTTAACAGGAATAACAGCATTAACAGGGCCAAAAGGATTAGGATTAGTTTCAGTAGCTATTGGTACTATGACTGCGGCGGCTATGATGCTTCCAGACCCTTTAGTTGCTGTTCGTGAAGAATTTGAAAAACTAACACATCCACAAATTAAAGATAAAATAAAAAGCATAACAGAAGAAATTAAAAATTTAGAATCACAAAATAAAAAACTTGAAGATTAATTAAGAGAAATGACTCCTCAAATTGAAATGCCAGAAATTGATAATTTAGATGATTTAAAAAAGATGGGAGATTTAGTTGTTGATATTCCAGATTTATATGATGGTGCAACTGAATCAATGCTTAAAAATAGTGAGCAAATCGCAAAACTAAAAGCAGAACTAGAAGTATTAAATCAAGTTTATAGTTCTCACAATGCAGTTTTAGATGAACAAAATACAGCACTTACTGCTCATATGAGAGTAAGGCACAATTTTAATAAAACTATTAAAGATACAGTTGTAGAAGAAATAAAAGCCTATGACATTTTACTAAAAGCAAGAGAAAAGTTAGCTAAAAATCAAGTTTCTTTTGATGCAATAAAAGAACGAGGAATGTCAGAACTAGAATTAATTGATAAAAGAATGAAAGATGAGCTTGCTTTAGTAAAAGATAGTCAATTACAATTACAGTTAATAAGAGATACCGCTATTGCTAATGGGCTTATGTCAGAGAGAATGGCTAATTCATTATACTTACAGGAATTAAAAAAATTACAAGATATGGAACGTGAAATTTTAATTCAAGGCAAAACTGCAAGACAAGAATTATTAGATAAAGAAGCAGAAGAAAAACTAAACAAGATGAAAGCAGATTATAATGAGCAATTAGCAATAATAAGAAGTGGTAGATTTCAAGAATTAGATTTAGAAAAATTATCTTCAAAACAAAAAAAAGATTTAGCTAAAACTGCTGGAAGAGATTTATTAGAGCAATTAGCACAAAATAATAAAAAGGCTTTTCAAGTTAATAAAGCATTAAATATGGCTGAAGCAATCATGAACACAGCCGCAGGTGTGACAAAAGCTATTAAACAAGGTAATTTAATTATGGCGGCAATAATAGGTGGTTTGGGTGCTGTTCAAATTGCAAAAATTGCTAATACAAAATATCAAGGAAGAGCTGGAGGTGGTGCAGTTAATAAAGATCAACCTTATATGGTTGGAGAAAAAGGGCCAGAGATGTTTGTTCCTAGTGGTTCTGGAAAAATAGTTCCAAATAATCAACTTGCT